TTATAGGTATGTTATTAAAAGATGCAAACGCAGTATTTGTTATCTGTCCTGATCCTCTTGGAGGTCTTTGAAATCCACTATCATCACCACCATCACCATTGTCATCATCACCACTATCATCATTACCACCATCACCACTTGGAGGTTCATCACCTGTTAAACCAGGATTTGCTGATGGAGGTGCTAGTGTGCTGTCATCTGATGTAGTAGGAAATGGTATTCCTGGTCCTTCTGCTACATCTTCATAACCTAAAGCTCTTAAAAACGTATCTCTTTCTAATCCTCCACTTTCAGACAAAGTGTTTTGAACACTTTTTTTCATAACCTCATCTAAGGCACTTGCAAATTGTGAGCTTTCAAAAGCACCACTAGCAGCATCTGGTACATTTAATTGTCCAACTTGTTTTTCTGTATCAGTAACAATGTTTGCAACTTTTTCTGCTTCGCTAAACAAATCAGCTTCTGTTGGTGCAGTAGGTTTTGTTTTAAATTGTGCAATACTTTTATTTGCATTAGCAATCATACGATCTGCCATATTTGCAGCAGCTTGTATTTCATCAGAAGCAAATCTTGTAATATTTTTATTTGTTGATTTTCTTTGTGCGTATAATTCACTTGGTGAAATTAAATCTAATACTTTTTTATTTGTTCCAGAATCTAATTTTTTAGCTGCATAATATAAAGCTAAATCCCCTATGTATTTATCACCTGTAAATGGCATTAGCTCTCGTTCCTTCTAATAAAAGTTTTTATTGCACTAGCTTCAAAACTACCAGCTTGTTCTGGAACTTGTGATTCAAAATCTGGTCTTGTGCCACCTGCATTTGCTTTTGTTATAGCATCTAATATTTGTGCAGCATATCTTTCGTTTGGATTCATAGAAGTAATTACAGGACCTACAGATTCCTGTGGTAACTCTATAGGTTCTATATCTACTTCCATATTCATAAGTTCATCTGCTATAAGTTTGTTCATAGCATCAACATATTCTTTTATGGATTGTCCTGTGTTATCTGTTTTATCTAAGTTTGCTCTACCTGTATTCATAACTTCTTTTGCTTTATTAGGTCCAGCAAACCAAGCAATAGATACTAAATCCCAAGAATTGTATTTGTTAAAATATTCTTGTACTTTATATCTAGCAACAATATCTTGTGCTTTAGGATCGTGCCAATCTGCACCATCTAATCCTGCTTGTTTAGACCAAACATCCCAATTTATATCTAATATTCCGTAAGCACCAAGAGCTTGTACTCTTATTGGCTTACCTGTATTAGCATCAGTTATTGTGCTGGGATTATGCAATACTTGATAATCACCAGAACTTTCTTTCTGCTTTAACGCTTCTAAGTACATTCCTATAAGGTTTGGGTTACTATCCATTATGTTTTCGTTTTCCATAATACTACCTTGGAGCACCTGTGATGCTATTAAGAATGATACGATTAGTTGCTTGAATATCACGATTCGTACCTAGCCTTTCTTGTTCTTTAGCTGTAATGTTGTTAAACGTTTCAACTAAGTTAGCACCAGGATCAATTTGTTCTTTTGGAACATCAGATGTCGTATGGTTTCCATAGTCATCTAGTGTATCTGGTGTAACATCTGGTAAAGGATCAGGAATAGCCTGTTCATATGCTAACTGACTGTCCTCTAAAAATTGGTCTGCTAATAGTTTTTTCTCATAAGGCAAAGGTTTTCTTCCTAGTTCTCTTTCAAATAATCCATTGACACTATTAGATACAGCAGAATAATCAGGTGGTAAATAAGGTTTGTATTCTACAGGACTAGATACAGGATTATCTAAATACAGTTGTAATACATTCTGATAACCTTTTTCTGCTTTACCTAGACCTGAAGCATTTGCTTGTGCCATAAGTTGTTCCATAACTCTGCCTTCTACACGAATATCAAAGAATCCTGGTCTAAATGGTTTTCCTACTTTATCACCGAGTAATCCTGCATTTACCATATCTGCTTGTAACTCTCTTACTTCTTCTGGTAATAAATTAGCAAAAACATTTTGATCGCCTTCTTGGTAAAAATTACCTGGTTGTGCTCCAATAGTTGTTGCTTGTCCACCATAAACAATAGGTTGGTCTGCTGTAACTCCAATAAAATCATAAGGACTTACACCCAATATATTTGCATTTACAACAGATTGATAGTCTTGTGGTTCATAACCTTTACGCAAAGCGTATTGATCTACATACTCTGCACCAAATAAATTAGTTGCTATAGCAATAGCAGTATTTAGATCAGGAGCACTATTTAATTCTGCAACATTTTCTTCTGTTACATTTATTGGATTTTGTCCAGGAAGTAAAGGTTGTTTAACTAAATCTAATATCTCTGCTATAAATTTTTCTTTTTCTGTCATTGATTACCTAATCCTAATTGTACCAACAAATTATCTTCATATTCAGGTTCTAATTCTCTTGATAGAAGTGTATCAAACATTGGTCCAAAGTCTGGATTTTCTTCTATAAGTTTTAGTGCTTCATTTCTAAGTGCAGCCCTTGTAGCAGCATACTTAGATGATGTTTTCCATATTGTTTCTGATAAACCTGCATTTACGA